TGTCTTTTTAAGTTGAGGACTCAGTGCTTGGATTATTCTAATAAAAGGTATTTGAATATCTGCGTTTGACATTTCTTCAAAACCACTTCCTGAATCCGCTTCGAAAGCTTTTATCAAGTCTGTATTACTTGGCGTTTTATTCTCGGCCATTATTTTTCTCCCTTAATTTTGGCTACTTGTCCAACAAAAGCATTGAACAATTCTAAGTTAATATTTTGATTAGATTCGACTCTTTCTCTAATTAATTTTTTTAAAGTTGGAGGCTCAATCCACGTCCGTGCAGTTGTATCCAAACCTCTATCATCTAAATCGGCTTGTAATGCTTTTGCACTATTGTCTTCGTTAATTCCAAAAGAAACTTCAATTTTATTCTTAATGAAGTCTTCGCATCCTATTTCACGTAAATGGTTTAAAGCATTAACTTTATCAATAGGATCTTTAGGCATGGAAGCTTGCACAAAGTTAGACAGTGATACGGAACTTCCGTCTACCACTACTTTGTCCATACCCATTTCCATCATCTTTGCCGGAATTAAATCAAACAAATATTTTTGACGTTTTGCACGTAAAGTTTTTAAATCTTCTTCCAGATCTGCAACTTTAATATCAAGTTCTGCTGTAGCTCGAATTAAGTCACTTAATTCTTTTCCCCCCTCGGTCGATAATGATTCAAAGGATTCTGCATCTGCTGTAACATTTTTCCAAACGTCATTCTTATTATCTATGGTCATAGTATCTCCTCTACAGGTTAATGGTTAAGTTCTTCAATGCCTCCTCGAATAGACAAACGAACAGGATAATAAAGTCTTTCTATTTTATCCCATTTAAGAATGTTTACTCTACCTGAGTTTGCATCAGATGCGATCGCAAAAGCAACACCTATTATTGCGGGGTCGCCTATTGCTAACAACCAATCACTTTCATCAAAAGTCCGCAGCTTGCGTTTAATTTGTTCTACAAGCCTTCCTGGATTAAGATGCAGTTGATCGGATTGATTCGTTAAGGGAATTAAATCTCCCCACTGTGTGGCAGAAACAATATCCACCCTTGGATTTTCTTGTGCTACATATACTTTTTTCATTTTTTTTCATTTACTACTGTGTAAGTACTACTGCTAAAAGCGCGTGCAAAAGTACCACCACTACTTCCAGACGTCATTATTATTCCATTACTGTCATAATCTTTAGGTTGATAATGTTTATGAATATTAACTACTTGTTGTTGATTTACAGTATCATCAACTTTCCAAACATAAAATCTATCACCCTTTACCCTTGTAACAAATTTAAAACCATAATTTTTTTTTGTAAGACCATAACCAAAAATAGATGCCCTTGCTTGCAATCCCAAAGCAATAGGTAAATTAACACAATCACTTTTAGAATCTTCATAATCAATAGTAGGCATTAATGAATCTAATAATTTATGGATTGGTTTATAATTTTTAAATTTTTCTATTTCAAAAATTTCAGATTGTTGTAGTTTAATTTCGTTGTTCTTCATTATAAATTCTCCTTCGATTTCTAAGTAAGATTAAAAGTAATATATATTATTATGATTGTAAAGAAAATAATTTGCATATCATAGTTTTTCATGGTAGATATACTATAATACATAACAAATGGAGCATCATATGCAATTTAAAAAAAATAGTTTTCTGGGTTGGTTGTTTGGAGCAATGGAAGAAAAACCTATTGAAGACATGACAAAAGACGAATTAGAAACTAAGGGTCGCAGCATAGGAATAGAATTAGATAAAAGAAGAACTACAGAAGCTTTAATTATACAACTAAAGAAACAAATGAAAAAACAAAAATAATTGAAGTACGTTTTTAAAACAAAACCTTTTCAGCATCAAGCCGATGTTTTGAAACTATCTTGGAGTGCTCTTTACTGGGCATACTTTATGGAAATGGGTACGGGCAAGTCTAAAGTTTGCATTGATAATGCAGGCATACTTTATGAACGTGGACTTATAGATACGTTTATTGTTGTTGCTCCTAAAGGTGTTTATAGAAACTGGGCTACAATAGAAATACCTGCTCACATGCCTGACCGTATAGAACAAGACATTTGTATGTGGACTTCTACACCTACGAAAGAACAGAAAATAAATTTAGCGTTGTTGTTAGAACCTAAAGAAACCGATCATTTACGAGTTTTGGTTATGAACATTGAGGCTCTTTCAACGCCTAAAGGCACACGGTTTTTAGACAAAGTGTTGGACCAGGGGACTTGTTTATTAGCTATTGACGAATCCACAGCTATTAAAAGTCCAAAGGCTCGTCGTACAAAAGCCGTAATAAAGATAGGAAAAAAAGCTAAGTACAAGCGTATTCTTACTGGTTTTCCTGTCACACAATCGCCTATGGATTTATGGGCGCAATGTAATTTCCTACATCCAACTTTGTTAGGAGAAGATGTAGGAGATAATTACTTTCAATTCCAATACCGTTATGCAATTTTGAAGAAACGATCAGTAGGATCACATTCTTTTAATATGTTAGTAGGGTATCGTAATCTTGATGCTTTGTCTGATATTATTAAAAAATTTTCTTCTCGTGTCATGAAAGCGGATTGTTTGGACTTACCGGATAAAATTTATACGCAAAGGCAAGTTCAGTTGACTCCCGATCAAGCACGCATATATAACGAGATAAAGGAATATGCTCTGGCACATTTGGGGGACGATGACTTTCTTACAGCCCCAAACGTCATGACCCAGTTAATAAGATTACAACAAGTGTTGTCAGGGCATACGAAAACAGATGAAGGTAAAGTTGTCGACATAAAAGATAATAGATTAAAAGAATTGATGGAATGTTTAGAAGATATTTCTGGTAAAGTTATTATCTGGTCTCGTTTTCGTTATGATATTGAAAGAATAAAAAATGAATTAATCAAGGTTTACGGACCCTTGTCCGCTGTAAGTTATTACGGTGATACAACTGATGAAGAAAGAAGTGGTGCCATTGAGCAATTTCAAAACGGAGAAGCTCAATTTTTTATAGGCAATCCACAAACCGGCGGTTATGGTATAACATTGACCGCTGCAGAAACTGTAGTGTATTTTGCAAACAGTTTTGATTTGGCCGTACGTATGCAATCAGAAGACCGATGCCATCGTATTGGACAAACTAAGCACGTTACCTACATTGATCTCATTGCTGAAAAAACTATTGACGATAAAATAGTTAAATCTTTAAGAAGTAAAATGGATATAGCAAGTGTGGTTATGGGTGAAGAACTTAAACAATGGCTAACATAAGGAGTTTATAATGCCAGACATAAATAAATATAAAAGTGTTGCAGTACCAATTAACACATGGGAACGTTTAAAAGAATTATCTAAAACATCTCATAGGTCTCCGGCACAACAAATAGCTTTTCTTGTAGAATTAGCAGATGATTTACCTTCTGACGTAGAATTACTACGGGAAGTGTATAAAAATCATGCCTCTTGATTTTGAACCCCAGGAGCTTATTACTTTTTATGAAGAGACAGAAAAGTTTGTTGCTCGTTCTAAAACTATTCCTGAACAATTAAAAGTTGTTACTTTGTTTAGACTTGCGCTAGAGTTAGCAAGTAAAGATATGGGTCTTGTAGAAGCTGCATATTTAATGGCACGGTTGCAGCATACTACATTAGGATTAGCGTTAGGGAAGGATGATAGTTTTGAAGGCGTAATTCAAGAGTATTCAGAAAAAAAACCTACTATAAATTAAAGGTTTGTTTGTTGGTTGATGGTAATAATAAAGCATGGGGAGAAGATGCTTTTACGGGTAATCCTCCCGAAAAGAAACAAGAACATTGGGCTAATATTCTTTTTGAGTTAAGACAAAAATCTGGTTTGTCAAGAGTTCAATTAGCTGAAGAGTCTGGTGTTGGTGTGTCTACCATAGAAAATTATGAAAGAAAAAAGATTTCAGAACCCTCTATTTATAAAATGGAATTATTACTCCAGGCAATGGGGTATGAACTAGACGCTATCTTTGTTAAACATTAGCGATAATGAGTAGGTTGTACTTTCCAAGGAGTCCACGATTCTTTTTTACCTCCGTGATACTCTCGAGCATGACCCTCACTAATTAACTTTTCGCATATGTTTTCGTTATCTACAAAAGGCACCGCGAGGATCCTCCCGAACTTGCCCTTGCCGTCCTTCACCGTTTTGACGACGAACTTTTTCGGAAGCAATTCTTTAAGCCGTGCTTTCGCAGCCAAACCAAGAACTTTTTCTTCCTTATTCTTTGTGCGCGACTCCGGCGTATTAATTCCTTGTAAGCGAATTCTTTCGTTTGATAACGTAACTTTGAATCCCAAATCCACATCGACATCGATTGTATCTCCATCTACAACTCTTCGTAACGTACAATTATATTCAAACACCACACATCCCATCACAATTATTAAGTTGACCAAAGTCA